ATATTACTTTTAATCTTGTTCGTATTTCGCTTTCAAAAGCAATGCCTTGGTTCTCTACTTTATCTACATCGTTAGCTATGCTTCCTAATTTCTTAGTAATAGTTTCTCTAAATAAATCAAAATCTTCAGATAAACTTTTAAGTTGTTGCCTAGCAACTGCCATAGCCCCAATTATAGCTACTAAAACACTTCCTATCTGAAGTAATAATTTTAAGTCAACGTCCATTATTTCCTAGTATACATTATGAATACCCATAAGGCTCCAACAGCTACACCTATAGAAATTATTGCCCCTAAAATCTCACCAGCTTTTTTTACTCTTTTAGCTGACATACGTTTTTTTTGATCTAATGCTTCTTCGTATCGTTTCTTCTTTTCTTCATGGGCAAGTAAAATTTCTGCCCAAGTGTCTTTTCCCCATTTACGATTAAGCATATAAGAAATTCGATCTATATTTTTCTGTGCTTCCTTTTCTTCAATAGTCTCTGTAATAGCCATTTGAAGAAAATTATCAGAGGTTACTCCCTTTATTAAACCTCCCCATTTACTTGCAATGGGATGAGCCTTCTTCTTTAATTGTTCTTGACCTTTAAATAAATTTTCTACTAACCCACCAATCTCTGAAATATCTTCGGTGCTTTTTAAAGCAAGTTTAATCGCCTTGCAGCTTTGATTGACCAACTGTAATCCAAAAAGCGTTTCTGCCAAAACCACATTTAATCCTCTTCATCTTATGGCTTTGAAGGCCAAGTGATTGTCTTAACAACAGTCGAATCGTCATATTTGGAAGGCAAGTCTCGTAGATCAGCCCTGTACTTCTTCATTTCATCCGAAAGAGTTACATCACTTAAAGCATAGAAATCAGTCTCAGATAACTTTCCATCTCGCTCTGCTCTTAGACTTTCAAATGCTCTCTTTGGAGCAGCGTCAGCCCAAGCCTTTTCTTCTGCTTCTCGTGCTTTTTGTTCGTCATCGGTGAGTTCAACTTCAACCCCATCGACCATCTTTTTATAATTTGCCATTTTCTTCTCCTATGATTTAAGCCGTAGCTATGCCCCACACGGTCAGTGTGCCTGAAGTCAAATTTCCAGACTCAGCAAATATCTGGATTTGAGTTAAAGATATCTTTGTTGTCCGTAGGCCACCAGACATACCAATAGTCAGATTTGTTCCTTGGTTAGTGTTGGTGTAGTTGCCAATGATTGAGGGCAGATTTGTTCCAGCACCAGCACAAGTTACAAACCACATACCGCCAAACCCTTCTGTCGTAGCATTTCCAACAGCATTGTTTTGACCACTTATGCAAATAAAACTATCACTATCATCCTCAGAACCCAAGGGACTGGTAGTACTGCCAGTGTTATCTGCATCTGAAGTAAAGGCCGTGTTGAACCATTCGTAGTCGCTTGCACCACTATCTATGCCACTACTATCACCCATTCTAAGGTGAATATCTTGTGCATCAGTTGCAATTTTTAAATCTGAAATGCCAATCGCATACATTTTATAATCTGTGCTTAGTCCTGTAACAGTAATTGAAGCAGAGTCACTTGCTGTCGCCGTATTAATTAAGTTCCAACCAGCAGCAGGGGCAGCCCATGCTTTATCTCCCCGTAAAAAAGTACTACTTGAAGCAGTACCAGTAGTACTTATCATTCCTACGTCTATTTTAGTTTGCGACATTAATTTCTCCTAACTATGTGCCAGCTTGTAGAGGGAAAATCTTCCAGAATCTATATTTCCAGATAGGAATAAGAACTGGATAGCAGTCACCGCTTCATTTGCGACCCTATGCCCACCTCCAATAATATTTTGAAAGTTATTTGCGCCATTTTGTTGATAACAATTATAAGTTATACCTGTATCTAGCGCAGTGTCTGCTGGCTTATGAATATAGACTGTTCCAGACAATCCTATATCAGCATCGTTCCCAATTAGGTTAGGGTCTGCCCCCATTGCTATTTGTGCATCAGCAGTATCATATTTTGAATAATCATCTCCACTATACAACCCAGTCATAGACCAGTTATAATCAGAACCTCCAGAGTCATAACTATGCGAGGATGAGTCGTTGCTGGTTCGTATCGACATAACTGTGTTATCTGTGGCAGCGTTAACTCCTTGCAACACTACCATCCACATATCTGAAGTATTATCAATTCCAGTAAAAGAGATACTAGCAGAGCTAGACGCAACCTGAGTTGAAACAAATGACAATGCCGGGCTTGTCACAGCAGACCATGCATTATCTCCCCTGAGAAATGTAGAACTAGATGCTGTACCTGTTGCGCTTAACTCTGCTATCCCAACAGCATCATCAGCCATTGCAGTATTATTTACGCCATTAGCAGCTACACTACTAGCTACTGTTGCTGTATTTACTGTTCCAGATTTAAAGTATTGGAAGGTGACAACATTATTAGTACCAGAAGGAGTTGCTGAGGTAGTGCTGAGAGTTGTACCACTTACTGTAAAATCAACTCCGGGTACTTGTTCTACGCCTCCTATTACCAATCTTGTGGCTTGAGTTGTACCGTTTTCATCTAAGGTAAAACTAGACCCACCCCCATCATGTCGTTTTACTGAAGGATCTAATTGTTTTAATCCTGATAAATAACTCATTCGTTTCTCCTCATGCTATGTACTCCATTGAAGGACTGTACCATGTATTTGAATTTCTTTAGTATTCAAAGTTTTTATCCTATACTTCATTGAAGTTCCAGACGGTTGTCCCGATATATCTACTGCATTATTTTGATATGCCTTAGTTCCGTCAGAAAGAGTATCAACTAAAGTCAGAGTTGCAGAAGTCCAATTGGTTCCACCATCTCGACTAATCTCAGTAGTTAAATCAGTATTTACAGTACTTGAATCTATTTCTTTTACCTGTACGTGAATACGGCCTGTTGCTGGTGCTGCTTTTGCTGTAAAAGCATTAGAGACTAAAGTCATGTTTGCAACGGTTGCAGGGGTTGTCCATGTAAACTCGTCCCATCGTGTATGATGTGTTGTCATTCCAGTTCCACAAGCCATTCTAACTTCTACAGAACTAGTGTGCGTCCAAGTATGTTCCAAAGCTCCATCCAAGAAAACTTTGTAGGTTGATCCAACTCTCGTCATTTTGACTACAGAAGTTCCATCAGTAGATACCGAAAAAATGTTTGAGCCACCGCTATCCGTTCCGCTTCCAACACTTGCAGTTACAGTCGCTCCAGACGCATTACTAAAGGTAAGGAAAACTGAATTTGTCATTGATGTCAATCCAGCAGTGCCTGATGAAGCGTTAAAAGTACTGTCTTCAGATATTGGGTACACTCCAATATAAGTTGCCCGTCCGGGTGACAGCCCATCCACAGTGAACTGCATCTCAAAATTACCTGCGAAAGTGTCTACACTTTTGACCGCATCATCACCAGCACAAGTAACTGATCCAGAAGTAAGCACAGCCGTTCCGTTAGAGTCAGTCCAATTAGATGCTGCACTTGTCGTGACGGCACTAGAAGGGCTAGAGTAAAAACTACTAGTGGAATCGTAGGTTTCGTTTGTTGATGTGCTTGCATCAATATCAGTCGCATCTTTATATGCGTCAGCTATACCGTCTTCCATATTAAAACGATCACCTGCATTTTCAGCTATTCCAAGAAACGCAAGTCGCATATCCGTTGTACTGGCAGCAGCAGTCTCTAGTTTTGCTGCCGTGACGGCTCCGTCCGCTATATCTCCTGTTTGAACAGTTGTTAGGGATGTCCTTCCCGATAAATACCCACTCATCTTAAGTCTGCTTTAAGTAAGAGATTGTAGCTTCAAGAGATGATGCGTTCTGGCTATTAAGATGCAATGCATCGCCAGTTTCCAACACAAGTTTTCCCTGCACTGGATTAAAAGCATCATTAACAGGTATATTGATTTCATGTGCTATTATGCTTTCACTTCCACCGCCTGACTGTACGACTTTAGCGGATATATGCGATGCCGTACTAGCGTGCATATTAGCAATCTGACAACCAATAATGGTTAATGTCTCTCCTGATCCAGCAGTTAAAGCAGCAGCATAGCTAGTGCCTACATCTGCTGAAACCATATGAAGTGTATCTGCCAATTTTTCCTCCTTAACTTAATGCTATTGTTAATCCGACACCTACTCCTGCCGAACCTGCTTGCCATGTAGAACCACTATATACTAAAGCTTGCCCTGCTTGGGGGCTTGAAATAGTTGTATCTGTAAGACCTGATAAAGACGTAGCTGATGGTTGAACTTGAGTCCACACTAAATCAGTAGTATCTAAAGTACCACCTTTATTAGACGTACATAAATATATTGTATCAGCATTTGTGCTTCCTTCTGTAATGGCTATTAAAGCACCGGGATGTTCGTCATATGTATCAAACAAGTCATCTCTGGCTGGAGAAGATTGAACAATATAAATACCGTTATCTTCAGCATCCGTCTGGTTTTTTACCAAGACAAGATCGTTAGTGGCTAGTGTCACTCCGTCCAGTGTATCACCATTATTAAGCGCAGTAGATATAGTAATATTAGCTGTAGTGGCTGCACGTACAGCACTTCTTTGTGCCATTCCAGAAAATAAAGCATCTACATAAGTTTTGTTTGTTAGGTGGGCTGCGCTACTAGGGGCAGTGGAGGCTGTTACATTACCAGAAAAAGAACCAGTAGTTCCTGAGACTGCTGCTGGAGTATTAGCACCTAGAATACCATCTACGTTTGTAGTGGTAAGAGTAGTGATTGTTTGGGAAGTGGTAGTTCCTCCTACTGCACCGTTAATGGTAGGGGCAGTTAAGGTCTTATTTGTAAAGGTAACTGTTCCAGCGTCTACATAAGCCTTAATAGACTGTTGTGTAGCTATATGAGTAGCAGAATTAGATGCCATATTGTCTTCATCTTTTACTGCTGTACCTGATACACTAGTGTTTAACACAGGATTTATAAGCGTCTGTCCTGTAGTTGTTCCACTAGTGGTGTCCATTTTAGAATTAATAGCTGTCTGTATAGCTAAGACTTCTGTGTTAAAATCAGCACCACTTATTATTTTTTCTGGATCAGAACTTGAAAGTGAGTCTTTACCAGACCATGTTACTTGTGGAGTATAGTTACTCATTATTTGTATCCTCTACAGTTTCTTCCCTACAGTTACAGTAATTGCAGGAACAACTATTACATTTTTCTTCAGAACAGTGGCAAAGATGTTCACAATGAATACAAACCATTTTAAATACCACGTAATTCCTGTTTCCATCTTAAAGCATTACGCTTCCTACTTTCTTCAGAATACTTCTTTTTCTTTTTAGGTTTAACGATTCTACCTGCTGTCCTCATTTTTACTGGTTTCATTACACGTTAGCCCTTATTCCGTTTCCTTCGACCTCGTGGTCATTTGCCCACCTATCTTCTGGAAGAGTTAAAATTAAAGATGGCCTAGATAGCGATTTTATTGATATGTCTCCACACTTGACACATTTAGTATTTGTTGCCCTATTATGCATAGGTCTAAACTCTTGTTGAGTATGGTCACAAGACCTGCAAGTATAATTATAATTTGGCATAAATATTCCTTTTAAGTAAGTGGGGTCCCTAGAATTTCTAAGGACCCCTATACTACTTATGTAGCTGGTACGGCAAACGCTACAGCAGCGTCATTTCGTAGCTCACCTACACCATACAGAGTATCAGCAGTAAACAAGTCACCAAGGTATTCTTGTTTGTACTGAGTCTGAGAACGAACACCCAATTGGGTCACAAGAGCAAGAGCATCTTTATGAGTCATTACTCCAATTCGTTGTGCAGCACTGTTAAGAGAAGGACAGTTGCTAGATACATATACATCCATGCCGTATATGCTACCAATTTTCCCTGTCTTAATTGCATTGCCATCTCCAATGTACTGTTGTTCAGTAAATCGGTTAATGCCTAGCATATCGTTAGCTGCTACAGGTGGAATAACCATGCAACGGTTATCCATAGGAACATCAGCATTATCCAATTTAAGTATCATTTTACGGATACCTGCATCAGTAATGTCTGAAGCGTTAGTGGAGTTACCAGTATACTCAGTAGTACCGTCACCGCCAATAACTGCTTTTTCCCACAGAGCAGCACCAGAACCTCCTGCTGTACCGCCTTGAACGGCTTCATACAGTGCAAAGAGATCGCTGTCTACTTGTGTAGCCAGAGCATAACCAGCATCATCCGTATAAAATCTACGGAGACTTGATAGAGCCTGAGTTTCAACAATGTCTTCAATGACTACTGAATACTCATAGTGCTTGTTGATGCTCAAGTTTACTACAGAGTGGGTATCACCCTGCAACACAACCTGAGTGTTTGCTGCTTTTGCATTAGCAGAACCACGAACAGGAGCAGGAATATGAATTGTATCCCCTTTCTTGCCATTGTGGTTAATGTTAGTTACGATGTTACCAAGAACAAGATTTGCCTTGTATCCTGCAATAACCTCGTCAGACCACAACTCAGGAATAAAATTCGCTGCCGTTGTAGTGGTCTGTCCGTTAGTACCTAAAGCCATGATTAGCTCCTTTTTTCTTTATAGGTTATTATTTAACCCTTCCGTCAGCATAGGCTTGTAAGATTTCACCTTGCAAATCCTCATACCTAGAAGGATCGTTAGTACGAAGTCTGATTAGATCAGCCCTACGGTAGATTTTCTTACCGGCTGTGGATTCTGAAGAAGTCC